TGGAGGCACGGGCGGTTGGAATACAACTAATACGGCAAACTGGTATTCAGATTTAGCTCGTACCACGTTGGCTGGGGCTGTACCAACTGCTGCTGACGATGTCTTTTTTGATAACCTATCTAACGCTACTCTTTATACATGCACTCTAACCACACTTCCTGTTTGTCGTAGTTTGAGTATATCCGGTCCAGCTACGGGCAATATAACTTTTACTAACTCAGGTGCGTTGGCAATATCGGGTAGTTTGGCTATAGCGTCTACAGGAGTAACTTGGACATACTCAGGTACTATAACTTTTAATGCGACAACAACAGGCTGGACGGTTGGTTGTGGAATAGCTTTAACAACAAGCCGCTTTGACTTTAACGGTATTGGAGGAGGTTGGACTTTAACAGCTGGGATAACAGTGGTTGCACAGCTTGGGATTGTAGCAGGCTCATTAAATACGGCAGGATTTAGCATAAGTTTTATAAGGATTGTAGCGACAGGAGCGGTAACAAGATCGTTTTCTTTGGGATCGTCAATCGTAACTCTTTCTGATGCAGCTCCAATTCAATTTTCAGGGTCAAATTTTACTTTTAATGCTGGCACATCAACGATTAACTTAAGTAATGTTACACCTGTATGTACTTGGGGGTACACGTTCTACAATGTAAATTTTACAAGCACAGCATTAACAACTTTTACATTTTCACAAGCCAATACGTTTCAGGATTTATCTTTTGCATCAAAAGCAGCTATTGGGGTAGTAAGCATTACCCTTGCTACAAATCAAACGGTAAACGGCACACTGACTTTTCCAGCACCGACCACTCTAGGGTCATCTCGCTACTTTGTAAAATCTTCAGTCTATGGAACAACCCGAACGCTAACTGCTGCAACTGTAGCTTTAACAGATGTTGATTTTCAGGATATAACAACTGGTGGAACGTGGACAGGCACAAGACTGGGTGATGCTGGCGGTAATTCAGGTATCACATTCACAACGGGCGTTGCAAAATACTGGAATCTTGTGGGTGGTGGTGTAATTACAGGTAATGGATGGGCGTTGTCATCAGGTGCTTCACCATCAGCAGCTAACTTCCCATTGCCTCAAGATACAATGACTTTTGTCAACACAGGCTTAAATACCTCGGCAACCATAACTACTGTCGCTGGGTACAATATTGCTGGTATAGATTGTAGTGCAAGAACATTAGCAATGACATTCGCACTAAGTACAGGCAACTGGTATGGAAGCGTTTTGTTAAGCACAGCAGTAACAATGTCAGCAACAGGAGCAACAATAACATTTCTAAACCGAGGTGCAATAACATTGACAAGTGCAGGACGTACTTTGGCACAAGGAATAACATTTAATGGGATTGGAGGCACTTATACACTTGCTGATGATTTGACATCAAGCGGAGCGGTTATATTAACAACAGGTACTTTGAGTTTAGTTGCTTATACACTTACTTGTACAACATTTAATGCTTCTGGCTCATTAACAAGAGCATTGACAATGGGTTCTGGTGGGTTTGTGCTGACAGGTGTAGCCACAGTTTGGGGGTTAGCAACCGCTACAGGCATGACACTTAATGCCAATACATCCACCATTGTTTTTTCTAATACAACTACAACAGCTCGTACATTTGCTGGTGGTGGCTTAACGTATAACAATCTTGTAATCGGAGGTGCAACAGGTATTTCTACTCTAACATTTACTGGCTCTAATACTTTTAACACCATCTCAAGCACTAAAACTGTTGCTCATACCATTTTGTTTACAGCAGGTACAACAACCACAGTTTCGGACTGGACGGTGACAGGAACAGTAGGGAACGTAGTAACAATAGGCTCGGCAACAGCAGCATCGCATAATTTGGTTAAAACTGGTGGTGGCAATATCTCGGTTGATTATATGTCAATCTCTCGGAGTAATGCATCACCATGACATGGTACGCTGGTAATAACTCAACAAATGGTACAAGCAATACTGGCTGGGTATTTACTGCGCCTCCCGGTGGTGGTACTGCCTATTCATTAACTTGTGCAGTTGGTTCTTATGCTGTAACGGGACAAACTGCAACTTTTACTTATACAGCAGGGCAAATTAATTACGCTTTAACTTGTGCGACTGGCTCTTATTCTGTAACTGGTAAAGCAAGCACTTTATTGGTTGCACATAAATTAACCGCAGCAACGGGAATTTACGCAGTAACAGGTAAAAATGCCACATTTAGTTATGTGCATGGTAATGTTAATTACACGCTGGCTTGTGCGGTGGGTTCTTATACAGTAACTGGTAAAGCAGTCACTTTTAGTTTAGCAAAGAAACTTATTGCCTCAGTTGGTTCTTATACAGTAACAGGTAAAAATGCCACATTTAGCTATGTGCAGGCTCCTGTAAATTACGCCATCAACTGCAATGTTGGTTCTTATACAGTAACTGGTAAAGCAAGCACTTTATTGGTTGCACATAAATTAACATGTGCAGTTGGTTCTTATACAGTCATTGGAATTTCGGCAACATTTACATCAACAATAAGCCTTAGTTGCGAAACTGGTAACTACTACTTAACAGGATTTCCCGCAACATTTAGTTTAACGACTAATTATGTTTTACCTTGTTTAAATGGCAGTTACACACTAACAGGAACTGACAGTTACATTCAATACTATAAAGGTATATGGGCATTAGAGTCTGACACTAGTTTAGACGCGTGGTCAGTAGAAGCCTCCACTCCTAATGTATGGACAATAGAAACACCTCCACCAATAACTTGGAATTAACATGAATTACTCTGACGTTGTGAATTTAACTTTAGGTTACGCAGACAGGCAAGATTCTGAAGTAACCTCACGCATGGATTTGTTTATGCGTGTAACTGAATCACGAATTAACCGCGTACTAATGACGCTAGATATGTCAAGCCGAGCAAAAACACCAATGGACTCAGCAACTGAGTATTATCCATTACCCACAAACTACTCGGTGATGCGAGCGATCAAGGTGATTGACAACACTAACTCAGCAAGCCGAGTGACATTGCTACAAGTCAACCCAGAGCAGATGGCAAACCTTGTTAATAATGGCGAAACACAGTTTCCCTGTTATACCGTTATATCGGGCGCGATTCAGGTACAACCGTTCTACGACAATACGCACTCACTAGAGATTGATTACTTCCAAACTCTGCCACCTTTATCTAGTACTGCAACAACTAACTGGTTATCAGACTCTAATCCTGACGTTTATGTATTTGGGTTATTGGTAGAGATTAACAGTTTTGTAAAAGATGGCGAGGCTTCAGCACTATGGGATGGACGATTTCAACAAGCAATGTCAGAGATTACCTTAAATGATGCCAAGTCTACTTGGTCTGGCACTTCACTCACTACTTTTGCAGGGTAACTATTATGGGCTTAGAAGCAGGTTCAACGATCTCAAGTCTTATCACATCAAACCCGACCAGTTCAGACCCGGTCAACCAAGGTGATAATCACATCCGATTAATAAAAGCGGTACTACAAGAGCAATTCCCTGGTACTGGTGGCTTAGGATTTAATACGGCAATCACAACAACAGAAACTGAGCTAAATTCGCTTCACAATAGTGGTATTGAAAACCTTGTGGCTAATGTACATGCAGATGGCTCTGGAAATGTTGGTATTGGGACGAGTAATCCTGTAAGTAAATTAAATGTTGATGGAAATATCGGTATTGGAGTATTAACAGGGGACAACGCCTATAACCCAACTAATAATAGTTTAATAATTCAAGGAAATAATCAAGTAGGGTTATCAACTTATGCAGCAATAGGTAATGGCACTTCTACGGCATTAATTAGTTATTATTCTAATAGTTCAGATAGTTATAATAGATGTTTAGATATTGCTGCAATAGGGTCTACTGGAGGAGCTAAGAGTAAGATAAGATTTCTTACAGGAGACGCTAGCGCAACAGAAAAACTGCGCATAGATTACTTAGGGGTACATGTAGCAGGAACAACATTACTTGCTGACGCAGGATTTATGTTTGACTCTGATGCAGACACAGGTATATCGCGAGCATCTGATGGCGTAATGAATGTTAAATGTAATGCCACTACCGTTGGGCAATTTAATAGCACTGGGTTTACAGGTAACTCAGCAACAGCTAATTATGCGCCATTAATATCAGGGACAGTTCAAAATGCGCTAACTACAGAGGTATTATTTTCAAGTATTCCTTCTTGGGTTAAGAGAATTACTGTCATGTTCAATGAAGTTAGTACAAGCGGAACTTCAGCAGCGCAGGTTCGGTTAGGTGATTCTGGTGGGGTGGAAGATACTGGGTATAAGGGTCAAGCAGGTAATTTAAGCGCAGCTCCTACAGTGCTTTCTAGTGGATTTACTTTTATAGCTCCGCCTGTTGCTGTGGGCTTGTATAGCGGAAGCATGACACTCACATTGCTTGGCAGTAATATCTGGGCTGCAAATTCAATTATCGGTCGTTCTGATGCGTCTGGAACTACTAGTTTACAGCTATGCGCTGGAACTAAAGCAACTTCTGGAGTTTTAGACAGAGTAAGTATTACGATGGCTAATGGCACAGACACCTTCGATGCCGGAACAATCAATATTATGTACGAGTAATCCTAATGCCACTATTAAAATTAAATAGTCTTGGCGCTCAGAATATAAACTTTGATCTTGAGCCGTGTGATTTGCCAGCGAATACCTTAACGTCTGGTACTAACTATAAACTGTTAAATGGTAAGATTAGAGCTACCAATATGTCCTACACTTTGGCGACTCCATCCGCTAACTTCAAGGCTGGGCTTATCATGTCAGTGCTTGGTGAGAGTGGTAACTTCTATCTGCTTCTTGGGCAAAATAGCCCTTTGGGTCTGCAAGTTGCTTGGGTTTATAATGGCACAACATGGGCCGATATATCGCAAGTGGGAGCCTATACAGGAATAGATGTTGGTGATGAACTACTGTGGACAGGGTGCTTGTTGGGTAATATCCCCATCGTCAACAATGTTCAAGACTATCCTGCCTATTGGTCGCCTCAACAAACTGCACAAAAACTCCAGCCACTCAATTTTAAAGTTGGTCAGACTTGGCAGGCCAAAGGACTCAGCGCCAAAGTAGTGCGCTCACACAAGAACTTTCTGTTTGCCATTAATCTACAACTTTCAGGTGTTATACAGGCCACTAGTTACCGCTGGTCACACCCTGCCGATATTAACGGACTTCCTTACACATGGGATGAAACGGATTTATCTGCTATTGCTGGTATAGCAAGTGTCGGTGGGGACATGGGCGACTTAGTAGATGGCATGACATTGCGTGATAATTTCATGCTGTACTCACAACGAGGCATTAGCGTCCTTTCTTATGTTGGTGGGGAGTTTGTATGGGCTAGGAATGTCTTAACCACCAGCTACGGGTTGCTGGCTAAGAACTGTATAGTTGAAAGCAAAGGTTATCATTACTTTTTGTCAAATGGTGACATCTTAAAAACAGATGGGAACTCAATAGTATCGGTATTACATAACCAGATGCAGACGCAACTAGTGGGTAACATTGACCCCACTTATTATATGAACTCGTTTGCCTACTCTAATCCTATTACTGAAGAAATATGGATTTGTGTTCCACAAGTAGGCAACACACTCCCTAATATCGCTTTTGTTATTAATACTCAAGATGACTTGGTGTCGATGCGTAGTATTCCTAACACAACTACAGGCATTAACTTTGGCCCGAACCTACAAGTACCGATCCTATGGAGTAATGTCTTAGGTAACTGGAATGAAAACCCCAAGAACTGGACGTATGATCCCACCTCTATCTTCTCACGGACTATCGTATCAACGAACAACGTCAATAGTGCCATTATCTCTTTAGAGTTAGATGATGCTACGACTACGCAAAACACCCTGCTTGAACGCTTAAGCTTTCCGGTAGAGGGGCAGGAAGTGGTAACGACTACGCAGAGTGTTTTTCCACATATTGTTTCACAAGAGCCTGTATTGATTCAACTGGGTTCACAACAGTTTGTAGCAGGGCCAATAGCATGGAAATCACCTGTGTCATTTGATCCCAATACCATGAGGAAGGTAGACATTCGGACAACAGGAAAGCTACTCTCATGGCGTATTTATTCAACGGGTACGTTGCCTTTCACCTTGACTGGACTCGACATTCAGTATGTTGTTAATGGGCTTAGATAATGGAACAACCACCCGCTAATACCGATACTCAGTTGACTGAATACCTGTTTAGACAGTTATCAGCACTTGAAAACAAATCACTGCAACTGGGTAACTTACCCATGCTTACTGCCTTACCAACAAAGCCTGTGGTAGGTAAAATCTATTACTTCCAGAATGTTATATCGCCAACCATTACAGTTGAAGGTGCTTGGGTATATAAGTCAACTGGCGTATGGGTGTTACTAGGATGAGTGACTATAAGATTGTCGCACTGCCATCCAGTTTAGTAATGGTACTTTGGGATAAGATGATTCCACACCTACAGAAAGCGATTGAAATATCAAATGGTGAACTGACAGAAGAGGGGATAAAAGGTGCGCTGGTATCTGGCAACCAGATGGCACTTCTTATTTGTCGCGAGGAGAGTGTCGTAGCAGTACACACGTTAGAAATAAAAGAATTATCAGAGGGATTAAGGGTTCTACATATAAACGCAATAGGTGGCGATGAAATGGATAGTTGGTTTGAGCAGTACGTCCTTGTTATGAGGGCGATTGCTAAAGACTTAAATTGCACAGAAGTCAGAGGCTGTGCCGTTCGAGATGGCTGGCTCAAGTATCTTAATGCTATGGGTTTTAAGAAAATTTCAACAATCGTTAGACTGGATTTAGGGGAATAAAATGGCTAGTGTAGGCGGTAATGGTTCAAGTAGTAGATCAAATAATCAGAGTCAGTTTCAGCAATCTATACCACAGTGGCAAGTTGACGCGATCACTAAAATGTATAACGCTGCGGCTGGCACGTTTGGAGATGTTGGTAATAACATCAATCAACAAATGGGTGGGACGCAAGATTACATAAATAGAACCAATCAGTCGGCAATGCCAGAATGGCAGAACCAGTTAAATGGTGGTGTCTATCAAAACATGGATAATGCCAATAAATTATCAGAATCATTACAACAATCTCTAAACAGCCCTACCAATACACAAAACATCTACAGTCAGATGATGGGCGGCAATGGCAATAACTATGCAGACGCTATGAAAGCTGGTTATACGGCAGATGCCAATCGCGCAACTGATAATATGTTGGCTAACCTTGATGCTAGGGCAGCGGCTTCTGGTATGTCTGGCGGCTCAAGGCATGGTGTCGCAACGTCTCAAGGCATGTACGACATCAATAGTAATTTGCAAAATAACTTAGCTAGAACAGGTTATGAAACTTTTGATAAAGACTTACAAAATAAACTAGGGATTGCACAACAAGCAGACCAAGGGACTCTTGCACGTCAACAAATGATGTCAGGCATGTTAGGGCAACAACAAGGCGTACAAACAGGCGCATTAAACTCTGGCGGACAAATGCACAATCTAGGTATGGGTTCTTTTGCGC